AGGAGCATCATGGCAGACAAAGCTTAATATCATCAATAACACGAAAGAGATCGGGCTGCTCACAAAGAATCAGTATTTGGAACTGCTCGGGTATCCGCCGATCGACGACGGCGACGTCTCTTATGTGTCGCTCAACTATATTAAGTCCACCGACATGAGCAGGTATCAAGTTGGTGAAAATTCAGGAGGAAATGACGATGGAGCAGAATAAACTTGAGAAGCTCATGGAAAAGATAGGAAACGGTAGAGAATACCGTCGGATGGAGATCCGTGTTCTTGAGCCGGAAGGCGAAGAACAGGATCCCAAATATGAGGTGGATGGATATGCCTGCACCTTCTCAGAGCCTTATGAGCTGTACAGCTTTTCCGGATATACTGTCCGCGAACAGATTGACCCGCACGCGTTCGACGAATGCGATATGTCTGACGTGATCATGCAGTTCGATCATCAGGGCCGTGTATATGCCAGGAACAGCAATGGCACCCTGGAGCTCTCCACCGACGACCACGGTCTTCGCATGAAGGCGGATCTGGGCGGTACGGAGACGGGCCGGCAGCTCTATGACGAGATCAAGGGCGGCTATATCACGAAGATGTCCTTCGGCTTTACAGTCGACGAGGACAAGCGGGAAATCACGGAAGACCGGGCGACCGGCGCAATCGACGTCCTGCGGACCATCACAAAGATCCGCAAGCTTTACGACGTGTCTGCCGTGTCCCTGCCAGCGAATGACGGAACAGAAATCAGCGCTCGCAGCTGGTGCGACGGAGTGATCGCAGAGCTTGAAGCGGAGAGACTGAAGAGCGTTGCGATACAGGAAGCAAGAGCAAAGGCACTTGCTGCAATCAACAAATACCATAAGGAGGTCACCAATGAGTGATAATATGGAACGCCTCAAGGAAATTGAGGAAAAAAGAGAAGCGCTGAGAACTGAGACCAGCGCGGAAGACATCACGGAGACACGCCTCGCGGAGATCGCCTCCGAGGCAGAAGCTCTGAACAAAGAAGAAATGGAGGTACGTGCAAAGATGGCACTCGAGACAAAGAACAGCACACCCGTAGCAACTCCCGAGGTGGAGAGCAAGGCAGACGAATTTATGAGAACCGGCCGCGTGGTTATGGAGACCAGACAGCTCCTGTCTACCGGTCATATCGCAAAGCCTACACAGGTCGGCGGAATCAACGGCCTTGCCGCTTCTGCTTCTGACATCGTTGATGATGTCCACGCTTTCGTACTGAACGGTGTTGGCACATGGAGAGCCGCTTATCAGGCTACCGGCGCTGCCGCTGCAGCAGTCACTGAAGGATCTGCAGTCGGTGGCACTGCATCCACTTACAACTATGTCGACATCAACCCTGCTGAATGGGGCATCCTGGATGAAATCTCCAAGCAGGTCAAGAAGCAGTCTCCTCTGGATTACCAGGGCGCTATCGAAGATGCAGCTGTAGCAGCTCTGAGAGATTTCGCTTCCACAAAGATCGTTGCCGCTATCCAGGCTTCCAGCCTCAAGCAGGCCATCTTCTCCAGAGCACTGGATCAGAATTTCCTGCGCAATACTATTCTCGGATTCCGCCCGATCAAGGGCAAGGGTGCTTGCAAGCTCTACATCAACCAGGCAGACCTTGCTACTCTTGGCGCAGTTCGCGGCACGAACGAGAAGTGCGCTCTGTATGAGATCACTTTCGATAATGAGTCCAACACATCCGGCACGATCAAAGAGGGCGGCATGGCCGTATCCTTCAGGATCCTTGACGGCCTGACCACTGGCACACAGCTGTATGGCCAGCCCGGCACGATCGATATGCCAATGTGGGGCAATTACGCAGTAGAGACCGATGAAGGCGGCGACTACTTCAAGCGCAACATGATCGGCATCAAGGGCACTCAGACAGCAAACGCTGGCCTGGTAGCCCTTAACGGCATGCAGGTCATCAAGCAGGCTGCTTCGACCTGATCGAGTAAAGGAGGCCCGGCATGAGCGTAAGCGAAAATTATCTGAACAAAATAAGATTTGCCGTGCGGACGGTGTCAAATGATCTCAATGTTATTCAGGAGATCACGGACATCATCGAAGAGTGCCGGGCTGACATGATTAATAAGGGGGTGGATGAGGCCGTCGCCAATGACGAGACCAATTATTCCACCCTCGGCTGTGTCCGCTCCTTTGCGAGGTCACGCTTCGGTATAGATGCCAATGATATTGATCTGAATATGAGAGATTATCGGCTGCAGGTCGATGAACTCAGGAAGGTGGCAAAATGAGGATCCCAGAAAAAGCGGGGCTTGTTACCACGTTTTATATTCATGATCAATACGGAGTTCCGCAGAAAAATGAAAAGGTCAAGGAAGTGTATGGATATTATGATTCCATATCGGCCACCGAATTATTTGAAGGCGGAAGGAACGGATTAAATCCGCAGCTCCGATTCGTTATGACGGAACTGGATTATGATGGCCAGACAGAACTGATTCGAGAGCCTGATCGGTTTTCTGTATATCGGACATATAAGCCCAATAACGGAACCGTCGAACTTTATTGTGAACGAAAGGGTGGCACAAATGTCACGACGCAGTAGTCACAAACGTATAGCGCCCATTGATTTGGAAGCGGCGATCACGGAAGAGTTGGAAAAGTACGGCGCTATTGCCAATTCCGTTCTTGAGGAGGCCATCGATGATGTCGCTAAAAAAGCGGCAGTAAAACTGCAGGCTGTTCACAGATTCGCACCGAACGGACATCCGACAGGAGAATATTCCAGGGACTGGGATTCCGTAATGGAGAGAACCGGCAGATTTACCTCGACGGCCATTGTCTACAACGTAGATAATTATCGGTTAACGCATCTGCTTGAGTTTGGCCATGTGATCCGGAACGGGACAAAGAGGTCATTTGGAAACGCACCCGCATATCCGCACATCGCTCCCGTGAACGATTGGGCACAGGAAGAAGTGATCAGACAGATCGATCGGAGGCTTGAGGACGCATGACATATGTGGAAATTAAAAACTTAATAGCTTCGTTCGATTTGCCGTTTGCGTATTACCAGTTCCCTGACGGTACGGAGCAGGCGCCGCCGTTCATTTGCTTCTTCTACGATTACAATGACATCCACGCGGATAACAGCAACTATGTCAAGCGGGCGGTCTTGTATATCGAGCTCTACACCGACAACAAAGATTTTGACAAGGAAGAATTTATCGAGTCCGGTCTCAAAGAGGCCGGTTTTTCATTTGGAAAGGAATCTGCTTATATCGCATCTGAGCGCATGTGGCAGACAACTTATAACATGGAGGTAATAATCAATGTCTAATAAAGTCCAATATGGCCTCAAGAATGTTCACTACGCCACACTTGAGCTTGATGCGAACAATGCGCCGACTTTTGGCACTCCTGTCGCATGGCCCGGCGCAGTGACCCTGACCATGGATGCTGCCGGAGAGGTGACTCGCTTCCGTGCTGACAACCTCAATTACTGGATCGGGCAGTCAAACAACGGTTACAGCGGAAACTTTGAGTCTGCTCTCGTCCCGGACAGCTTCAAGACCGATATCCTCGGATTTGTGGCTGACAAGAACGGCGTCCTGGTTGAGGATGCAGAAGCACAGACCAAGCCGTTCGCCCTGCTGTTCGAGTTCAAGGGTGACGAGTTCGAGACCAGACACGTCCTGTATCACTGCACAGCTTCCAGACCGTCCGTATCCGGGCAGACCACAGAGGAGCAGATCACTCCCACAACGGAGAGCATCAGCATCGAGACCGGTACTGTTTACAGCTCCGCACTTGGAAAGAATATCCAGAAGGCATCCGCGAAGAAAGCAGATACTCCGTATGCAACATGGTTCTCTCAGGTTTATCTGCCGGTAGCTCCGACGACCTGATCATTAATAGGGGGTTGATATGGTAGGAACAATTACATTTGGCGACAAGGCGGTACTGCTTGAGGCAAATGCCGCCACGCCATACAGATATAAGCAGGTTTTTCACAAGGATCTGCTGAAAATAATCACTCATGGAGCAGAAGATTCCGAGGCGGCTTATGTCGCTATGGAGCTTGCCTATATCATGGCGATGTCTGCGGAAAGACGCGACATGAATAAACTATCTGAGGAGAGCTGTTATGAGTGGTTGAGCGGATTTAATCCAAATGATATTTACACAAAAGCCCAGGAAATTATGGATCTGTATAACGGGAACATGATTTCTGAATCCGAATCAAAAAAAAATCCAGAAGTACCGACCGGGAATTAAACACGGCGGTATTCATGCTCAGGGCGTTCCAGCTTGGCTTATCTTTTGCCGATCTGGAGCGCCTTGATTATGGCTTTGTTATCGACATGATGATCGAAGCTGGTAATGATGGCTGTGAGTATGACGAGATAGCGACGCAGGAAGATTTTGACACGTTCTGAGGTGATGTATGGCGGCTAACAGAATAAAGGGTATAACAATCGAGATTGGCGGCGACACCACAGAACTGCAGCAGAATCTGCGCGATGTCAATAAAAGCCTTGGAGATACTCAGTCCTCTTTACGTGATGTCAACAAGCTCCTGAAGCTGGATCCTACTAACGTCGATCTGCTTAAGCAGAAGCAGGATTATCTCAAGACTGCGATCGACGAGACCAGGACGAAGCTTGAGAAAGAAAAAGAAGCTCTTAAGCAGCTAAACGCCAATAATCCGACCGACGAGCTGACGGAAGACCAGAAGGCTCTCACTCGTGAAGTTGCTGAGACGGAGAGCAAGCTGAAATCACTCGAAAAGCAGTATAGTCAGTTCGGCACTGTCGGCGGTCAGGTGCTTCAGGCTCAGGGAAAAGAACTGCAGGATCTCGGAAGTAAATTGACGGACGTCGGGAAGAAACTGACGACATATATCACGCTTCCAATCATTGCCGCCGGTACCGCAGCCGTTAAGCTGGCATCCGACTATGAGGAAAACCTTAACAAGGTAGATGTCGCGTTCGGTGAATCCGCCGCGCAGGTGAAAAGCTGGGCGCAGACTGCGACAGAATCATTCGGCCTGTCTGAAAGTTCCGCACTGGAAGCTGCCGCTTTGTTTGGCGATATGGGTACCGCGATGGGCCTAACCACCGGCGAGGCGGCAAATATGGCCACCACGCTGACAGGTCTGGCGGGCGATCTGGCATCCTTCAAAAACATTTCGACAGATCAGGCTATGAACGCCCTGAAGGCTGTGTTTACGGGTGAAACCGAGGCCCTTAAGAACCTGGGTGTCGTTATGACCCAGACGAACCTGGAAGGATTCGCTGCCAGACAAGGCCTCGTCTATAAGGAAATGGACGAAACGCAGAAGGTGACTCTCCGGTACCAGTATGTTCTGGATCGCACAAAGAATGCTCAGGGCGATTATGCGAGGACATCCGACGGAACCGCCAACAGCCTCCGCACAATGCAAGAGGAACTGAAGAATCTGGCGGTATCGTTTGGTGAACTGATTATTCCTGTTATCACTCCGCTAATTCAAGGACTGACAGATATTATCAAGGCGATTGATGCGCTGCCGAGACCGGTGAAAGCGTTTATCGTAGTCGCCGCGGCTATGGCCGCCGCTATCGGTCCGATCATCCTTGGCGTCGGTCAGCTGATAACTGGCGTCGGTGGTCTGATGATTGCCCTTGGCAAAGCGGGCACAGGTATGGCTGCCATCGCTCCTGTTGCGGCTACAATGGGAACAGCCCTGACAGCATTAACACCTATAATCCTTGGTTTGGCCGCTGTTCTTGCTGGTCTGATGGTCGGCAAGCTAATCGCTGAAAACTGGGATCAGATCTGTGCAGCTGCGGCGAAGGCAGGCGAGGCCATCAAAGAGGCCGCCCAGTCTATCGGGCAGAGCTTTTCCGAGATGAACGATAATATCATCGCAAGCCTGGACAGCGCCACGAATGCAGTCAGCGAGAAAGCTGGAGAAATGGCGGAAACACTACGGACGAAACTGTCCAATATCTGGAACGATGTCAAAAGCACAGTATCCAATATCGCGCAGTCGATGATGAGCGTGACGACTACGTCCGGCTATACAGGCTACGGTTATAACTCCTCACTTCGTTCGGGTGTCTCCTGGCACGCTGATGCCATGAGCGAAGGCATCATCATGAACAACCCGACAATCTTCGGGATGTATGGCGGAAAGCTTCAGGGCGCAGGAGAAACCGGTGCAGAAGTCCTTGTCGGCGCGAACAGCCTCCGCGCGATGGTCCGGGAAGCAGCTGCCAGCGCGGCGAGTAACGTCAGCATAAACGTCTACGCTCAGCCCGGACAGGATACGAAGGCACTGGCGCGTGAGATCGAGAAAGTATTTGTCATGCAGCAGAGGCAGAGAGGACTGGCAGGCGTATGAACAGAAATTATTTTGTCTATGACGGAGTGCCGTCCACAGATTTCGGGGTCTACATATCCGGACATGACACGTTTGATTCGTCTGTCCGGGATTATTCCTTTATTACTGTCTCCGGCAAGCACGGCGACGAGATCGGCATCGAGGGCAGACTGCCGAATATTGATCTAATTTATGATGCGTTTATTATCCGCGACTTCGAGGAGAACTTCGCGAAGCTTCGAAACTTTCTTCTGTCCCGCTTTGGATATAAGCGCCTGACGGACACGTACCATCCGAACGAGTACCGGCTTGGAGTTCTGGACACGCCGATCCGCCCGGTTATGACAAGTGACAACCGGATGGGATCCTTCCAGCTCGGATTTAAAGTAAAGCCGCAGAGGTATCTGTTGTCTGGCGAGGACACGATCACCTTCACGGCATCCGGAGCGCTTAACAATCCGACATACTTTGCATCCAAGCCGATGCTGAGAGTGTACGGGACAGGGCAGTTTTATATCGGTGGTGTCAGCGTCACGATCGACACTGCAGATGGTTATACGGATCTTGATTGTGAGGTCATGGAAGCCCTCAAGGACGGACTGTCCTGCAACAGGAATATCCATCTTGAGCCGAACAATTTTCCGGAACTGGCACCCGGCAACAACAATATCACGATTGTTGATAACACGATCACGCGTATAGATATCACTCCGAGGTGGTTTGTCGTATGATTCCAATCCTATTTGAAAAAGAGGATACAGATTTTTCTACCAATGGAATCTGCAGGCTCCCGGACTGCCTGTCCTGCGTGGTGGAGGAGGAACGGAACGGCACCTATGAGTTAGAGTTCCGCTATCCTGTCACCGGCAGGAACTATGATCAGATCCAGGAGGGGCGCGTGATCGTCTGCACCCATGACGACACGAGGGACCTTCAGCCGTTCGATATCTACCGCAGAGATATTCCGATCAATGGGATCGTTAAGTTTTACGCCCATCACATCAGCTACAGACTGAGCCGCATTATCCTGCGGCCATTCACGGCAGGATCCTGCGCAGAAGCATTTGCCCGCATGAACGGCAATTCCCTCAACGCAAATCCGTTCAGGTTCGTGACGGACAAAGAGGTCGCCGCGACCTTTACGGTGGACGCTCCGATCAGCGTTAAGGCGATCCTCGGCGGAATGCAGGGCTCTATTCTGGATATTTACGGCAAAGCTGACTATCTGTGGGATCGCTTTAACGTCTATCTCTACCAGAACCGCGGGCAGGACAGAGGCGTTACGATCCGATACGGAAAGAACCTCGCAAACTTCCTTGAGAACTACGATATCAGCGAGACATATAACGCCGTGGTGCCGTACTGGTCCGCGAACGATGATTCCGGAACGATTGTCACACTGCCGGAGCATATCCTGACGCGGACCGGCATCGACCCGGCAGAGGAAGTCGTCCCTGTCCCGATGGATCTGACAGAGGCTTTTCAGAACCAGCCGACCGTCGAACAGCTCCGCGCATCAGCGCAGGCACGTCTCGACAATTCCGGCGCATGGAATCCGGACATCCATCTGGACATTGATTTTGTCCAGTTATGGCAGATGCCCGGCTACGAGCAGTATAAGGACCTGCAGAGGGTCGCGCTGTGCGATACTGTCACGGTCCTCGCTCCGGAGCTTGGCGTCGACCAGGTAAAGCTGAAAGTTATTTCTGTTACTTACGATGTCCTGCAGGAAAAATATACCGCGATGGAACTCGGAGAGCCGCGGATCAGCTTTGACAAGTCCACGGTTGCGGAAGCAGTCTCCCAGACAAGTGGAAAGTACGCGAGTACGAACTACGTCAGCAATGCACTTGCGGCGCAGAATACGACATTGCGGACTGCTCTGACAGAAGCCACGGAGAAGATCGTCGGCGTGCGTGGCGGATACGTTCGCTTTTCTTACGACGGCGACGGTAATCCGTACGAGATCCTGATCATGGACGATGAGGATGTCGCGAACGCCACGAACATCATCCGGATGAATGAAGAAGGCATCGCGTTCAGCAATGCCGGTTACCATCCGGAAGCGTTCCGGTCCGCATGGACGATCGACGGGCAGTTTGTCGCGAACTTCATAACGTCCGGCGAACTGGATGCCAATATCATCAAGGCAGGCGTGCTCACGGACCAGACCGGCGAGAGCTGGTGGAATCTGGTGACGGGCCAGCTCCATCTGGCGATGAAGGCCTCTGACATCGGCGCAGTCAGCGAAAGCGATTACGCTGCAGGAGTCAGCAGTCTGCAGAACTACGCGGACAATGCCGTTTCGACTCTGCAGAATAACATCCAAATGTATTTCAATGCAGACAGTGACGGCGTTAGAATCGGCAAGCTGGTCGGCGATCAGGAGACGCCATACAGCATCCTGATCACTAACGAAAAGATGTCCTTCCAACAGCACGGTTACGAGGTTGCGTATATCCAGTACAACATATTGCATATCAGCAACGTAGAAATTCTGGACAGGATGACGCTTGGCGATGCCAATTATGGCGGGTATTTTGATTGGATCGTTACAGATGCCGGCATCGGGGTCAAGTGGAGAGGTGTCTGATGTACACTAGTAAATATTTGGGCACAGAGGAATACTCTGGAGACATTTATTATAAAAGTGAATGGAGCGTAAAAGACATCAGTGTCGCAAACGGTCAAATCACTTTTACAATACAGTGCGTATGTAGCGGCACATCAATGGCTAGCCAGATATATTACTTGACTCCGGAGAACGGAACGCGTGAACAGTTTAGATTTGGGTCTGGACTTGGACCATTTACACGACAGCACACACTAAACGGGTATACATTCCAGTTCGGCGCTTCCGGTATGAGTCCCCGTTCTGTAACAGTTGACCCGCTTGGGGACAGAAATTTCTTCAGTGATATCACGCTGAGCGGCACCTTTGCGGCGGGAAATCTGAAGGCTGTTTCAACACTCGATAAAACATTCAGCAATCTTACCTACAATATCAGTTATACGATTGGATCAAAATCGGCAACAAACTCAAACCCGGGTACGTCTGTGACGCGAACCTTCGACCCATCGTGGTATGCAGGTCTGCCAAATGCCACATCCGGCACGCTGACAGTCACAGGAACGGTCAACGATGGCAAAAACAACTTGCAAGTGCTGACAAAAACCCTTGCCGTGACAATACCGGACAGCGTTAAACCGACGATATCCAATTATTCCGTCTCGGATGCCAATGGATATGCACGGTATATCAAATCTTTGTCCGCCGTTAAACCTTCCGCCACAGTTGCGGCAGGGACAGGGTCAACAATCAAAAGCATCTCCCTCAAGGTTGGCACGATGGCGGCGGCAACCAAGACGGACGGCACCATGCCAGTCAGTAGCGCTTTAACGGTCACAGGCACAGTCGCGTGTGTTCTGACGGCAACGGATAACCGAAACCGCACTGCAACGGCATCGGTAAATATTACCGTATACGACAAAGCTGGCCTGGTAGGGATAACGCTCAGCGGTACTTTTGTAGACGGAAACCTTAAAGCAGTAATGAGTTACACACTGCCGAAGTCATCCGGATATTCTGCGTCTGTAACCTATACGCTTGGAAGCAAGTCAGAGACGCCTTCATCCTTTGCGGCATCCACGACAAAGACATTTGATTCCTCATGGTACGCAGGACTTCCGAATGCTACCAGCGGAACGCTGACAGTCGTGGTCACCATCAAGGAAGGCAATACGACCTGGTCGACCAAGACGGCTACACTGGCGGTCACCATCCCGGATACAGTAAAGCCAAGCATCTCCGCGTTCACAGTGGCGGAAAGACTGACAACGGTCCCGTCATCCTGGGGTATCTATGTCAAAGGATTATCCGCCCTTAAAATCAATACGCTGACATGGACGGCCGGTACTGGCGCGAACAAAAGCAAGGTAAAACTTAAAGTCGGAAGCATGGCCGAGAAAGAAGGCACGGTTTCAAGCCTTCCTCAGGGTGATGCGTTCACAAGCTCCGGCACAATAGCGGTCACAGTCACGGTTATCGATA